CTATAGGGGCATCACCACCTTCTATAGGGGCATCACCACCTTCTATAGGGGCATCACCACCTTCTATAGGGGCATCACCACCTTCTATAGGGGCATCACCACCTTCTATAGGGGCAGCAGGGTCAGCACCATTTTTAGAACCACCCCTCTGTTTATTTAAAGTTTTTACAGTTTGTTTATTTAAAGTTTTTACAGTTTGTTTATTTAAAGTTTTTACTTTTTTTTTGGTTTTTAATCTTTTCATACGTATTTAATTTATATAAAGAAATTAATTTTAATATAAAACTATATAAATTAAAATATAAACTATTAAATTAAAATATAAACTATTAAATTAAAATATAAACTATTAAAATATAAAACAATATAAATTAAAATATAAACTATTAAATTAATTTTAATATAAAACTATTAAATTAATTTTAATATAAAACTATTAAATTAATTTTAATATAAAACTATAAAAATTAAAATATAAACTATAAAAATTAAAATATAAAACTATAAAAATTAAAATATAAAACTATAAAAATTAAAATATAAAACTATAAAAATTAAAATATAAAACTATAAAAATTAAAATATAAAACTATACAAATATAAAACTATACAAATATAAAACTATACAAATATAAAACTATACAAATATAAAACTATACAAATATAAAACTATACAAATATAAAACTATACAAATATAAAACTATATAAAACAATATAAAACTATATAAAACAATATAAAACTAAGATGGAATACAATTTTTATCTATAGTAATTTTCCCATTCGAATGGTATTCATCAAATAAAATCATTTCATCCAGTGCTTTACCAGGACCAACAAGAGGTAAACAAATCTCTGGTTCAACCATATATTCACATAATGCCGGACCATCGCTTTCCAAGAATTCTCTAGATATATTTTCTAAATCTTCAATATTGGAACATTTAAATCCTTTTAATCCAAATCCTTCTGCGACTTCCTTAAATCCAGGATTTCTTCTATTAATAGTTGCCGTATAGCGTTCTTCAAAAAATAGGCGTTCCCAAATATTAACCATCATTTGCCTATTATCATTCATGATAGCAATTTTAATAGGTAAATTATTTTCAATCGCCGTTTTCATATCGCTCATAGTCATTAGAAAACTGGAATCCCCATCAATATCTATAACTAATTTGTTAGGATTAGCAATTTGAACTCCTATGGCATATGGAAGACCTGCTCCCATAACTCCCAAAGACCCAGAAGAATGTATTTTATTTGGATAGTCTCCTTTAATAAATTGGTAAGTCATCATTTGGTGATTTCCCACACCAGTTGTAAAAATAGTTTCTTTTCCTAAAGTTAGTTGATTAATCATAGAAATAACCATAGGAGTATTAAGTTTTCCATCTAAAGGTTTTCTATATTTAAATTTATTATCTAGTTTAAGTTCATCTAAATAATCTAACCATTTAATACTGGGGATATCTTTTTGAAGTAAAGGATTTATTTGATTAATAAAATCTCTAGAATCCATATTAATATTAATATCAGCCTTAATAGTTTTATTAAAATGTGTTTTATCTATATTAACATTAATTATATTTTTAGCATTAGGGGCATATTTAGAAACTAACCCGGTAGTTCTATCATCAAACCTGGCACCTATACCAATAATACAATCCGCTTTTTGTAAGGCATTATTTGCGGAAACAGAACCGTGCATTCCACACCATTCCAGCGACCTATGATGGTCTTCAGAAATAATGCCTTTGGAATGAATAGTTGTGGTAAATGGAATACCCGTTTTATTAACTAACTCTTCAATTTCTTTACTTGCTGGAATACACCCTTTCCCTAAAAAGAATATAGGTTTTTTAGAATTATTAATAATTTTAGAAACTTTATCTAAATTTGTATCTAAATAAATTGTGTCTTTTTCTAAATATTTATCTAAATCTTTATCTAAATATAAATTATCTAATAATATATTTTTAGGTAAATCTAAATGAACCACACCAGGTCTTCCCTCGAAAACTAAATTAATAGCGTAATCCATAAGTTTAGGTATTTCATTAACATCTTTAATACAATAACTTAATTTAGTAAAAGGTCTGGTGATTTCTACCGCAGGTGCTTCTTGAAATGCCCCAGTCCCCATAAAATCTGTTCCGACTTGTCCCGAAATTACCAAAAGTGGCACTCCATCAGTTTGGGCATCTAACATAGGAGTAATAGTATTTGTAAGTCCTGGACCACTAGTAGTTATAACTACACCCATTTTGGAAGAACTTTTGGCATATCCAGTAGCGGCGTGCCCACTATTTTGTTCATGAGTATTCACATAATATTTAATCTCCTTATTATAAAATTGGTCAATTAATGGCATAATACTACCCCCGGAATAAAGAAAGACATCTTTCACATTATGTTCTAATAGTTTTCTGTAAATGATTTGGGCACCAGTATAAGAAATTACCTTTTTAATCATATCGTTTTTCCTTAATAGTTATACAAAATTATTTCAATTTTATTTTATATTATATTGAAGTTATGAATATTATTTAAAAAGTGGTTTAACAAGTCCATTCTTCCCGAACAATCTAAAGAATAACATAAATGAATTGTAAAATACAGCATAAATACCTATTATTACTTGTTGTCTATTTCCTTCCATATGTCCAATAATACCCCCAACAACTCCTTCTGGTGCTCCACCGAAAAGTTGTAAAAGAACGAAAAATGGATTAAAATCTCCTGATTCTTTTCTAAGGAAAGTTTTTCTCATTTGGAAAAACATCGCTGGAAATACTAAAAGATTTACTATAAATAATACTAATTCACCTCTCGAAAAATTACCTATACCAGGTATTTCAAATAGTTTATCTTTAAATAAATATTCTTTGATTTCACTAATTGTTGAATTTTCTATTATAGAGTTTCCCGACATTATATTAATATTATATTAATATTATATTTTATTATATTTTATTATATTTTATTATATTTTATTATAATATATGAATAATCAGGAAAAACAAGAAGAAAAGGAAAATAAAAAAGTTCTTGGTTTAGACGTTTCCCAGTGGGGATATGTTTCCACTATAACTAATGGATTATCTGTGGCAGTTCAACTATATACATTATTTACTACTTTTAGTGCTCAATCTTTCTCTATGGATTTTATATGGTTAATGATTTTGCTTAATTTTGTATATTTCTTAGTTGCTATATTAGATGGAAATACTGGATTTGCTTTAGCTACATTATTTTTTGTATTATATAATTTTTGTGTAGTTGGTGTTCATCACTGTGGGTTTGGGGGAAGTAAAATAAATTCATGGTTCCATAGTCAAATCACTAAAGTTTGTAAACCAATGTCCTAAAGTTAATATAAAATTATCAATTTAAAGTTATTTTATTTCTTTTTGTTTCTTTTTTGTTTCTTTTTTGTTTCTTTTTTGTTTTTTTTTGTTTCTTTTTTGTTTCTTTTTAGTGGTACCACCTTTAACGCCGTTTAATGATCTTTCCATAGATTCTAGTCTCATAATGCTAATGTTATGTTTCTGTGAGGCACTCATTTGTTCATAAGTATTGGCACCAGTTCTATTTACATATCTAGGGCCACTTGGTGTTTTTATTTGGGGTTCTCTTAATCCTTTACAAGAATTATCAAAAATAATTACATATTCATCTTTCTTAATATCACCTTTTAAATATATTATTTCCATTAATTCTTCCATAGTGTATATAGGAGGTTGTCCACGAGTATAGAATTTGGTAAGAGATTTATTATATTTAAGAATTTCATCTGTTTTTTCTGGTATATCTCCTCTAAATTCGTATACTTCATTTAATTTTAATCCTAATTTTAATTTCGAATCTCTTGATATAACTGTTGCTATTTTATCATCTAATTTAGTTAAATCATCGGCATTATCGGCATTTAATTCAAATAATCCCAATAAACCTTCATCCCGTATATACCCTGCTGTAAAATGAAATTCATTATTGTTGGGGGGATATTTAAAACCATATTTAACAAAATTTACAACATCACTGGTTGTTTCATCTGTTTTTGTATAATTTATGTGACGTGTATTTTGTTTATAACTTTCCAAAGTAGATTTTTTTAGATGCTCTGACATTTTTTCAGGAGGGGTTATATGATTATGTTTTATACAATAATAATTCCAATACATAGTAACTATATTTTCTAGAATCCTCAAATGGGTTACTTCATTCGCATTAATTAATCCTTGTAAAAAATTATCTCTATATTTAGAGCTAAATATTTTATTAAATAAATTAATAAATACCAAATAAGATACCCTTCCGACAGGTTGTGTAGAAACAATATTAAACATATTAGAATTATATTTGGGAGGGTGGGAGACTTTTTTCGATTGTTCGTGATTAATTTTTCCAAATACTTTTTCAAAATCTAATCTATTTTTCTTTTTATAATCTTCTATAGAGCACGCCATACCGTGTCCTTGAATAAAAAATACGCGAACCTTATTTTGTTTTATTATAGTATTAATTACTTTTGATTGTGGTATAGTCTTACCTATTCTACTAAATTGCGATTCGATATAAATATGGTCATTGTCTGGAAAGAATGTGGCATATATATTTTCTGATACTTCGGCATCTATAAGTTTGGATGGATTAAAAATATATTCTAATAAATCCATTCTATGTACCGATAATAAAGATTTGGCATCAAAGTTCTCTTTCAACGAAGTATTAACATATTTTATATCATAATTATTATAACAAGATTCAAACACTTTTAAACTTTCATTACCATTAATAAAATTATTAAATTGTGTTTTAGTAAATGATGGTTTTAGTCCTTCCGTTATTTTAACTACTTTATTTGTAGTGTATAACATATATTTCATTATATCGTCAATTGATAGTGATAATAGTAAATTAAATGTTGTTTGCTTACAACACAATAAATCATCAAAGTTTATTAATTTTAATTTTTGGATAAATTCGTCTTTAAATATATTTTTATCTTTATAGTGTTTGGTATCTAAAAAATCAAGATTAGTTTCAATTATATTATCATATTGTGTCTTAGATGGGTTTTGATCAAATATACTTAGCATTGCTTTGTAATCTAATTTTTGAGATTGTAATAAATTAAATGCCTTTATAAATTGTTCAACATATTTTTCGGATCTAGTATCGTCTTGATTAGTTATCAATCCATTATAATAGTCGGCCATTAATTTTATACTAATAGGTAAATCAATTGCTTTAGTTAATGTTTCTTCATTAAATGAAAAAAGTAAATCCACATTTGTTTTTATAATATTTAGAAGTGATGAATATTCGTGATCATAATAATAATATTGTTGTTTCTCTACAAAAATTGTATCATAAAATTCTTCTAATCCATAGTTTTTTAACCATTCTTTAATTGGAATTTCTTTTATTATTAATTTAGATGTTCTTTTAACCGAATTCGCATAACTCATTTTTTTTTTAATAACTAGTTTCTTATTAGAAATAGTGTTTGTATTAGAACTCACTTTTTTTGTATTAGAACTAGTGTTTGTATTAGACATAGTGTTTGTATTAGAACTAGTGTTTGTATTAGAACCAGTGTTTGTATTAGAACTCACTTTTTTTGTATTAGACATAGTGTTTGTATTAGAACTCATTAATATTAAACAATAAAATAAAAAGTTATAAATTAATATAAAATAAATAAGGATACGGTCATTAAATGAAACTTACAAAAAAATAACTTAAAGAAATATTTAAAAGATAGAATATTACAATGATTTTATCTTTGCTATTTTCTTTATTAATTCCATCAAATAATTACTATCATCAACCATTACACGAATATAAAATAGATAATTCTACTAGTATTGACTATTTATTAATTTATGAATCTGTGGCTGGTGTAACTGGTCTAAATAATATGTATATAAATAATGTTAATGATACTATAAATGTTAATGATACTATAAATGTTAATGATACTATAAATGTTAATGATACTATAAATGTTAATGATACTATAAATGTTAATGATACTATAAATGTTAATGATACTATAAATGTTATAAATAATTTTTCTGGAAATGAAACGGAATGTGAGATTTATTGTAATAATATTCCTGAATGTAAAGGATATGTATGGTATAGTGATTTACAAAATTGTAATTTATTATCAGATATAATTGGTTATACTGAAACAAATTTAACTACTTATAGTTTTAAAAAATTAGTTTTCCATCATCCAATATTAGATGACTTTATAATAAGGGGTATTGCTTATGTCCCAGAAGGATATTATAAAAATATTACTGTCTATATAGATTTAAATTTGAATGGTAAATTAGATTTAGGCGAACCATTTAATTATACTTATGATAATATATATTTTGATTTTTATGGTATGAAAGAAGGTTCGTATTCTATTATGATGGTAGAACCGACGGGTTGTAGACAATTATTTCCTGGTTATTTTGGTTATCAACGTTATATACCAGGTGATGGTTATATAGATAAAGTAGTATATTTTACTGATGGTGGAAATGTTGAACATATAGGTTTACATGGTGGTAATATAATGAATGGTTTAAATAATGGTGTTGATTTTTCTTATATTTTAGGTAATCATTCGGAAACATTTTTATCTTTTTATCATGGCAATTCTATAATTGTGACTATTACTAATGATGTTATAGTAAATAATGAGGGAGACGACATTTTTATAAATACATATTTAAATTCAGTGGTAAATGCCAATGTAAGTGTAAGTTTTGATGGGATTAAATTTATATTTTTAGGAGAATTAAATGATATTACTTCTAGTTTTGATTTAGAAACTATTAATTTTAATATTCCTGTAAGATTTATTAGATTATATTTTTATTGTGGAATAGATGAAAGTTGTTCAGAAGATAATCATCTAGAACATTTGAATGAGTCGCGAAATATTATTTCTATTTATGGTTTTGACGATGTAACTTATTCTCCAGAATATTCATATTATTTAGATTATACTGCATTATATCCAATATTTTTTTATGATTGTAGTGTTTATTATAGTTGTGAATTATTTTGTAAATATCGCGTAAATAATGAAATAACTAATTCTTGTATGCAAGGATGTGAATTATTTACACAAACCAAGACGTGCGATTGTCTATCAATTAATCCAACGAATAATTATGAATGTGAATTGGGTTGCACATACAAAATGGAACAATATGTATATCCCAACTATACTATTTATATGAATTCTAAAGGAGTAGATGAATATTCTATAGCAAATTCATCTTGTGGTTCTAATTGTTTCGACAATATTCTAAATGAATGTACGGATAATATTGATTGCCACTCATTTTCTATGGACGGACCCGAAATGAACACATTTAATAGTTTTCAACATTATTACCATAATAATTCCTTCTTTTTAGCTAAAAATTCTATTGGAGGTGCCGATTTAATAAATACTATAACAACCACTTCCAAAACTTCAACAACCACTTCCAAAACTTATACAACCACTTCCAAAACTTATACATCTAAAACTTCAACAACCACATCAGGAACTTATACAACGACATCTAAAACTTCAACAACCACATCAGAAACTTCAACAACCACTTCCAAAACTTATACAACGACATCTAAAACTTCAACAACCACTTCCAAAACTTCAACAACCACTTCAGAAACTTATACGACGACATCAGAAACTTATACGACAACATCAGAATCTTATACGACAACATCAGAATCTTATACGACAACATCAGAAACCTCAACAATAACCATAAATAAAATTATAGAAAAAAGTATTAATCAAGGAAATAAAAAAAAATTTAGTCTAGAGATAATTATAATAATTTTACTAATTGTAATAGTTATTGTTATATTTTTATATACTATATTATTTTATAAAAGAAACAAAACAACTATGGCTATACATCATAGTTATACTAATCCTGTTTATAATACAGATTATGAAAATAATAATAACCCAACATTTTATCAAGATGTTGATATGAATCGTAATGATAATATAACAAATGATATTATAACAAATGATATTATAACAAATGATAATAGTTATTTAGAAATAAAAAATAATTAATTTAATACAAATAATTATATTTAATATATTAATGAGTAAAAAAAACACTTCAATTAGTATTACTAAAAAAAATACTGAAAGAGATGATATATTATTTATTTTTTATAAATATTTTAGAACTAGTGATTATATAGTTACATATATACCAGAAGAACGAAAAGAAGGAAAAGAATCAAAAAAATATATTTTAATATCTTCTGTTTTTTCCCCATCAAATTCATGTATAGAATTGGCATTCAATAAAAAAGAAATGATTATTTATGAAATTCATAGATGTTTATTTACTAAAACAGAATCTATTTCTAATAGTTCCAAGGGAATTGGTAATAGCATACTTAAAAATTTAATAAAAATAGCGAAAACATTTAATTTAAAAAATATTAGATTATGGGACACATCTACCATACAGAATCCTTATAAAAGTGGATTTAATATATCATTATTTATATATAAAATACTAATTGAGGGAGAAAGTTGGTATAATAAAAATGGGTTTAAAAATGAAAATCATGATATAGAGAAAAAAGAATGGGATATAATGAGGAATGAAACATTCATTATTATTTTTTTGAAATTTAAAGATATTACTATAAAAAAACAAATATTAGAAAAAAAAACTGATGTCATAAAAGTATTAAATAAATATTCGAATTTACAAAATAATATGTTTATATTTTTGGAAAAATATTCTATAAAATATACATTAAAAGTAGAAGATGTCTTTAAAAAATTAGAAAAGATACGACTAACTTTGGAAGGAAAAAAAATTATAAATGATTTTTATTTTAATTTAGAAGGATTAATAGATTTATTTGAAGATAATATTAAATATTCTCCAGACTTGATATTAATAATTTAAAATGATTTTTTAGCATTTTAGCACGTTAGCATTTTAGCATTTTAGCATTTTAGCACTTTAGTCTTTAGCATTTTAGCATTTTAGCTTTTTAGCTTTTTAGCATTAGCATTTTTTGTTATATTCTGTTAATAATAAACTTGTATACATCATACTTTTTATAGAAATTCTAGAATTTTGACTTAACCATTTAATTAATTCTTCTCTTTTTTTTATAACCCTTTCTCTTTCTTTATTATTTTTTTGTAAAACAGTCCAATTTTCATAAATTTTTTTCTGGTTAGCAGTTGGCAAACATTCGAGTGACATAAACATATTATAAATATAATATTTTTATTTTTAAATTAATATTTACACCCTTGAAGATTTAAAATGAACATATTATTTAATCTAATTATATAATATGCCTAAACATCATAGTGAAGATTATAAAATTACTGCTGTAAAACATTATGTTAATAAATCTAAAAATTTATCAAAAACTTGTAAAATATTTGAATGCTCTAGAATTAGTTTGAAAAGGTGGGTTAATAGATATAAAAAGGATAAATCAATAAAAAGATATAGTAGAAACCCTGTATCATATAAAATTACTAATGAACAAGTTAAATACGCATTAACTCTATTGAAACAAAATGAACAAATTACTATGTTTGAATTAGTAAAGTTAGTAAAAAAAAAATATAAAAATTTTAATATCACACCTCAACATTTAGGACAAGTTATAAGAGATAAAAATAGAACACGAAAACGAACACGACATGAACATTTTCCTCAAACAAGATATCGTAAATCAATAAATAAAAAGAATGAATTAAGTAAATTCTATAAAGAAATTAAAAAATATCCTATTAATAAAATAATTAGTTTGGATGAAAGTTCTATACAACCAGCTATGATACCAGAATATTCAAGGTGTCCTCTTGGAAGAAGAGATGTATAGTAAAAACAGATGATAGTTATTTTTATAGAAAATTTACTCTATTATGTGCAGTTAATAATTCAAAATGTGTAGGTTGGAAATTATATGAAAAAGGAGGAATGACTAAAGAAAGATTAGTTGAATTTCTTAAAGAAAATGTATTTGGTAAATACAAAGATAATTTAATAGTATTAGATAATGCTGGATCACATAGAAACGAATATGTAAAACAAGCAATAATAGAAAGTGGTAATAAATATTTATTTAGCGTACCATATACACCAAAAACAAATGCTATTGAAATGGTATTTAATCAAATTAAACACTATCTAAAACTTAATAAAAAAGTATTGAAATATCCAGAATTAAAAAGAGAAGTAGGAAAAGCAATAAGTAAAATAAAATCAATAAATTATAAAAATTATTTTCAATATGCTTATCAAACAGAAACATATCCTAAATATGATAGAAGTAAATCTACATTAAGAAAGAAACCTAAAAATTATAAACTTGATAAATAACTTAAAAATTTAACTAGAATATCTAATAGAATTATGCGTCTAAAAAGAGAACTATACAAAAAAGAACAAGAAGAAATATGTGATAAAATTATAGAAATATTAGATTTACCTGAAACTAATACTATAACTTTATATGAATTGGATAATGATAAAGAAAAACAAGAAAAAATAATAGAATTAATACAAGATATTCGTAAATATTTTAGTTTTAATAGTATAAAGGCTGTTGGAGAACCACATAGAATTAAGCGTCCATGGTTGTCTATTATTAAACAAATAACTAAGCTAAAATATACTATTACTACAAAAGACCATAGAATTAAAATAGGTGATAAAGTAGTAAGGAGTATTCTGTATAGAATAATTCCTTTAAGTTGTAAATTATAAAATTGATCTGTTTGAAACGGATTTAAGGAGTATTAAAATATCCTGATATTTCACTATGTCTGATAACCCTACTAAACTAATAAATTATATTAATATTTGGAAGAAAAATACTATTATTAATAAATTTAATAAAGATCTAAAGGGAAAAATCTTTACAAAAGATAAGACTACTAAAGACTGTGATGAAGGGCATTTTGTCGAGAAAAATCTGGGTGTTAAAGCAAATAATAATAATAGTCCAGATTTATTAGGATTTGAATGTAAAAAACACTCAAACGCTATTACATTTGTAGATAAACAAACTGATACAAAATATTATGAAGGAAAAAAAATTAATACCAGAGATAAAGAAACGAAAACAAAATTTTGGAAAACATTTACTAGAAACACAGATGAATTAATAATTGGTGGTTGGAATCTTGATGAATTTGATAGTAATGGTCAATGTTTGAAAGTTGATCAAAATGATAATATTAATATTATATATAATTACAATGAAGACAGACGATTTAATAAAAATACTTTAGTTTCAAAATATTATCAAGATATGAATAATCATATAATTGGAACATGGAAAAGTGAAACACTTAAAAAAACTATTGAGGATAAATTTAATCAAAATGGTTTCTTTATTTGTAAAAAGGATATAAATGGTGCTTATGAATCTATTCATTTTGGAAAACCAATTAATTTTACTACTTGGATAAAATCTTTTAAAGAAAAAAAAATTTATTACGATGGATATTCTAAATTGAATGGAAGATGGAGGGGGGTGTTTCGTGCATATAAATCATGGTGGGATACTATGTTATATTAAATATTAAGAAATTATTGACGGAATATCAATTGCTTTAAGAATTTGATTAAACATATTAACTACAATACTATTACCACATTGTTTATAAGTTTGACTATCTGATACAATTGTTTTAAATTTAGTTGTATCAAATCCCATTAATCTTAAACATTCATTTGGAGTTAATCGTCTCACAATTGTATTATTTTTAATATATTCTAATTCAAATTCATCTTTATCATAATTTAATGGAATAAATTTATTTCTTTCAATACTTTTTACTGCATCTTCTGAATATGTAAAATCGTCACAATTTTTTATTTCCATTACAAAATTACCAAACCAACTGGAATATTGTCTTGCGGTTTGACATATAATAATATCACCATTTACTTTCATTTTTTGTTTGTCAAGATGTTTCTGATCAAAAACCCATTTTTGCCATTTATGATTTTTTATTATATAATTTTCATCATAGTCAGAATCTAATAAATCTTTTAGTTTTAAACTTAATTCACATTCTTTAAAATTGTCAAATACTGATTTTATATTTTTATTTTTTTTAGTTCCAATTATAAATATTCGTTCTCTACTTTGTGGCATTCCTACTTTTGATGCCTTAATAGTTCTAAATTCTATTTTATAATTAATTTTGTCCATTTCTTCTAAAATTAATTTAAATGTATTACCTTTATCGCTTGATAAAAGACCTTTTACATTTTCAAAAATAAACATATTAGGTTTTATTTCATCTATTTTTTTTATATATTTAAATACTAATTGTCCTCGTAAATCGTCTAATCCTTTTCTTTGTCCTGCTATTGAAAATGATTGACAAGGGCAACCACCAACTAATATATCTACTTTATTTAAATATTTATTTCCATCCATATCATTAATATCATTATACCAATTTTCTTCATTTAATTTATAATTTTCCAAAAAATTTGTTTTACAAAATTTATCAATATCACACGCAAATATAATTTTATGTGGTATTTTATTTAATATTAATGAATGCTCAAAAGCTCCAATACCACTAAAAAATGTTCCTACTTTTAATTCTTTGTTTTTGTTCTTAAATTTAAGTTTCTTAGGTTTAGTTTGAACTTGTGTACTATTTTCAGACATTTTATAATTATAATTTATGAATATATTTTAAAATCAATTTTATAATTTAATTGCGTTAAAATACTTAAAATAAAAATATTTAAAGATAGTATATTAATATTAATATTAATTATGAAAGATCCTCCAGATAAATACCAAGATTACTATAAATGTGTAAAAGTTCCATTGAAACATGTAGTAAAACATTATGATATTAACCAATCTAAAATAAATGACTTGGTAATTAAAGCCCATAAAATAGTAATTCATACACTACAATTTATGAAACTCTATTTAATTTATCATTATGATCTAAATAATGAATTACCTACTATAGATAAACAATTTATTAATTGTTGTATGAAAATAATTTGTGTTGAAAAATCCAGTGGAAGACCACCTAAAAAAGAAATTAAAGAATTAAAAGACAAATTATCACTATTCTTCAATAAATATTATAAACCAACAATGCAAAATGAAGAACTAGACTATACACATATGAATACAATATTAGATTATTTAACAATTGATATTATGACTATGTACGAAAATAATATTAAAGAGCATTTTGTAGAATATTTAGAAAGATATGTTAATGTAATTTGGAAAAAAAAGTATTTATCAAATAAAATTAGAAGTATTAAAAAAACAAAAGAAGCTAGAAATTATAGTATTAATCAATTAAATAATCAATTACGAAAAATTAAGTATGATTTGTTAAATGTAGAGAATACTAATTATAAATCTAAAACATTTTATCATAACTGGATTAAAACACAAAAGAAAGTTATACTACCTAATAGAAAATTCAAGAAAGAAAATGTTTATTATGATATACAATGTAATCCTATGGATTATCTACCATGTATGATTTATATGATGAAAGAAATAGAAAAAGAAGAATTGACTATATATAATGTTTTTTCATTACGAAGCGATATTATACCAAAGCATATTAGAATAGATACAACTACATTAGTGCATACTTTACTAACAAAAAAATATGGTAATAAATCTGATTATTTATTCAAAGGTAATCTTAAAAGAAATGAAGATAAAATATGGAAATTCTTTTTTAGAACAGAAAGACAATGTTTTACTAAAAAAGATTATTCATTTCATCATATGATAGAAACTGATGGAATAAGTTGTAGTATCTTATTATTACGGAAAGATTTAGTTGGGAAGAGATTTATGACAATAACCAATAATAGTAAGGAACTATATATTGATAGTCTTGATAATTATGAAATGTTAAAAAATAAGACTATAGTTGGCGTGGATCCTGGGAAATGTGATATTATCTATTGTGTTGATGGTGATAATAAACAAGCAAATACATTTAGATATAGTCAAGACCAAAGAAGAAAAGAAACAAAAGCTAAAAAATATTCTAAAATAATTCTAGAATTAAAACAACAAAAAATAAACAATAATACTATTATAGAATATGAAACTGAATTATCAAAATATAATAGAAAAACATTAAATTTTAGTAAGTTCATTGAATATATTACAAAAAAAAATGAGATTAATAAATTAATTATTGATTTTTATAACAGTTTCATATTTAGAAAATTAAAACTAAATGGATACCTTAATAGAAAAATAACTGAAAAAAAAATGGTTAATAGATTTCAAAGTCAATTTGGAAATCCAGAAGATACTATAATATGTTTTGGTGATTATGAGCAAAGAAAACATATGAAATATAAAGAACCAATAAAAGGTAGAGGAATACGAACTTTATTTAAGAAAAATGGGTTCAAAACATATTTAGTTGATGAATTTAGAACCAGCTGTAAATGTTCTAAATGTGTAGGAGGTGATTGTAATAAATTTATGATTCGTGAAAATCCTAAACCTTATAAAAATAATCTTGGGCTTATCCATGGGTTGATCGCTTGTAAGAAGTGTTCTAATGTATGGAATAGAGATTGTAATGGTGCAACTAATATCTACAAAATAGCAGAAAGTCATATAAATAAAAATATACGACCTAGTTATTTATGTAGAGGAAATTTATCAGGTGTATTAGACGATACATCAAAATCAAAATTTACACGCTCTGAAATGGGCAAACCTTGTTGATTTAAAATGACTTAAAAATAAGTTCATTTTAAATCTTCAAGGGTGTAAATAGAATTATGAGTAATATTCTAAATGGAAATACAAAACGTAGATATTTGCTGTGGTTTAGGAACCATAGATGAAGAAAAAGGTAAATTAATAACAGAATTATTCAAAAAAAAAAAATATGATTTTGTATGTAGGTGGAGCGGTGGTAGTAGCGGAGAAAATACCATCAATATAAATGGTTTAAAATACCATACACATATTATTCCCTCTGGTGTGTTTTATGGTATTAAATCTATTATAGGTCCTGACTGCTATGTAAATTGTAAGGATTTCTTACAAGAAATTAAATTTTTAAAAAAAAAAGGTTTTGATACATCTCTTGTAAAAATATTTCCAAATACCCATATTATAACTAATAATGATATAAAAAATAAATATAATAAAGGTATTTCATCGTGTGCCAAAGATAAGTTTTATTTAAATGGAATTTTAAGTAAAGATATTCCTGAACTAAAAGATTATATTTTTGATAAGGAACTATATGGTGATATATTATGTGAAGGTGCCCAAGGTTTTTGGTTAGATATAAATCAAGGAAATTATCCCTATGTTACTTCTTCATATACTTTACCATATTCGGCGTGTTCTTTGGGATTTCCTCCACAAAAAATAAGGAGTATTTATGGTTTAGTAAATTTTTTTGATAATATTTATAATGTAAATTGGTTAAATTTAGATAAATTGGTATCTTCAATTAATATATCGGGAACAACAAATATAATAATTTCAAATATTAATGAATTATCTAAAATAGGAGTATATAAATATATTTGGGGTGAAAAAAATATAGAGTGTCTAAGCATAGTTGATTTAATGAATTGTATCAAAAATTTAATAATAGATAATTGTTTCTTAGTAAAACAAATTATTTTTTCTGATAACCCAGAAACTATCAAAGAAATTTAAATAATTAATAATATATTTAAATAATTTAAAAATTTTAAAATAGCACTTACTAATATGTCCGAATTTTACTTTTTTTCAACACCATTACACGACGCCATTAGAAATAATAATTTTGATAAGGTTAGTGATTTTTTAAACCAGAATCACGATTTAGATATCATAGATGAAGATAATATGAATCCATTAGACTTGGCTAAATATTTAGAATTTGATAGTTTAGTGGCATTAATAGAAAATAAAATATATAGAAATGCCATTTCCATTACTATAGAAAAAACTTAGTATAAAAAAATTGAATTTACAATTGTATATTCTACAAATTAAAAATGACTACTTGTAAATCTACCCACTGTACTTATCCACATAGTCATACTACAATCGCCCATAAGTGTGGGTCATGCTCTACTTTTGGACACGGTCAAGTTGAATGTGGTAATCAAACCTTGAAGAATAATCTATTAAAATATTATGGAGATAGAATTCACTTTTCGGCACGGTGTAATATTGAAAACTGTCAAAATCCAGATACTCATTCTGCTACATCTCATCACTGTAAAAAATGCACAATGAGGCATGACGAAAAAAATTGTATTATTCAATCACTTGAATATCACAAATTGGAATTCCCAAATGACCAATATCTAGAAGCATTTAATTCGGAATTATTTATAGAACATTATTTTGCAAGTAATACTATAGTTCCTATTTCTCTTGGACAAGGATGTCAACTATTTGTAAGAATTAACTATGGAGACTTGTCGTCGTTGTTTTTACATAGCGACTATGGTTATGGAGGAGATGACCCTGAAATTTATCATAAATATATTGAAGGGTATACTATGTTACAACCCAATCAGTATTCTGTTATGCCAGCAGTTCCTATGCCAGCAGTTCATATGCCCGCAGTTCCTATTCCAGCAGTTCATATGCCCGCCGTTCCTATGCCCGTAGTTCCTATGCCCGTAGTTCCTATTCCAGCAGTTCATATGCCCGCAGATCAATTGATTGCGTGTCCTATATGTCGAACAGAAACGAGTGTAATTACTATTTATGGTTCGGAAGAGGAATGTAAAATTTGTTTAGATAATAAAGTAGAAAGATGTTTTGTGGGGTGTGGTCATCCATGTGTTTGTGGTGATTGTCTAGATATGTTGATTGCTACACCAAATACTTATTAATATAAATGAATATAAATGAATATAAATTAAATTGAATTAAATATAAAATAATAATATTTTTTATATTATGAATGAAAATATAGACATATTTGATAGTATTCAAAATTGTATGATGGCGTATAATAAACCAAATCCAATAGAATATTATAATAAATTTTTTTTAAATATTAAAAATATAATTTCAACATTTAAAAAAAATAATCCTAATAAAAATTTTAATAGAGAAATACGTGGTAGTTTTGATTATACACCATTACACAAAGCAGTATTAACAAATCAACCGGAAATAGTTAAATTATTAATTGAAGAAAATGCCGACCCAACCATTACTATTTTACATAATATAAATAGGCAAGATGGAATTATGGCATTATATTTATGCGAGGAATTTGGGAAACCTATAATTTCAAATTTATTAAGACCATATACTAATAAATATATAATATTATTTAATAACTTTTATAATATTATTTTACATAAAAAAAATGAGAATACTAATAATATTTATTCACAAGTAACTCCTACCATATTCAATATCATATTATTATCGAATCGGTTATCTTATAATAATTTATATTTACCTAATGAATTATGGTATAAAATTTTGGAATGTTTTCAACTAAAAGACTTAGTATAGAATTTATAAGTATAGAATTTATAAGTTATCAAAAAAATTGATTTTTGATTTTTGATAGGTTATAGTTAACAAAACAAATAAACAACCTTAACAAACAAAATAAACAACTACAAAACATGCTATTTGAAACTATCGCTGCATTATCTATTTTGGGACTTTCATTAACTTCTATTTTTGAATGCCAGCAAGGTCACCGTTGCGTTATTTATCGTGGAGGAAGTCTTCTAAAAGATATTACTGAACCAGGATTTAATTATAAGGCTCCTTTTGTAACAAGGGCTCATAATGTTCAGGTGACCTGGCAAACCGATCGAGTAGAAAATATTATTTGTGGGTCAAGTCAAGGTGGTTCGGCATATTTAGATGTGGAAGTGGTCAATAAACTAAATAAATCAGATGATTGTATTCTTAAAGTTGTTGGAGAACATACAATTGGTTATGATAAACCACTTATCTTTGATTATATTCCTTCCGAAGTTGCGCAATTTTGTAAGAATTATACTCTAGATGATATTGTAATTCGTGAATTTGACAAGTTGGATGAAATTCTTTTGGGAAAACTACGATTAAACATTGATTCATATGGTTTAAGCGATTGTCTTGAAATTAAGAATGTTAGAATTAATCGTCCAAAACTAAATGACGATATGGTTAAAAAGTTCGAATCTATTGAAAATGAGAAAAAAGCAATGGAATTGGCAGAAAAAGAAAAAGAAACTCAACGCGTTAAACTGGAATCAAAACTTCAAAAGGAACTGATGGAAATGGATAGGTTGCGCAAGACTACCGAGATTGAAATGGAGATTCAAATTTCTAAGGCACGCGCTTTTGCAGAAAAACAACTAATTAATGATAGAATGAATCTGGAAACACGAAGGAATGATGCAGAAGGTGAAAAAATTAGTTTGATTAAAAAATCTGAAGGTTACAATACACTTCTTTCAAATCCAGAATATATTAAATTGGAAACTATGCGAACGGCTTATCATAATTCGAAGATTGTTATTGGTGAAATCCCTAAGAATTCTATCTTTAACTTCGACTTTCCCAAAACTGGATATACAGATTATATGTCATTTATGAATGAAACAACTTTTTAATGAAATTTATTTAATCATAATATTTATTTAATAATGAAATTTATTTAATCATAATGAAATTTATTTAATCATAATGAAATTTATTTAATCATAATGAATATTTTTTTAATTTTTGTTTTATTTATTTTCAAAATTTATTTTTTTATTTTCAAAATTTTTTTTTTTTATTTCTCTCTCTCCCCAAAAACGAACCTTTTTTAGGGTCAAAAAAGTATCAAAAAGTATCAAAACTATAGTTTTTTCCTTCATTTATTATATTAATAATTTAATTTAAGGTATCAAGTTTTTATTAAAAATAAAAGTATCGAAAAGTATCAAAAAAGTATCAAAAGTATCAAAAAAGTATCAAAAAGTATCAAAAAGTATCGAAAAGTATCAAAAATATAATTTAAGAAATAAATATAATTTAATATTATATGAAGTATAATTGTGTTTATTGTAATTATTTAACACAATATTCAAGTAATTTAAAAAAACATCTAAAAACTAAAAAACATTTATTAAATAAAGATAAAGGTAATTTATGTAGTAAAACTAACGATGTATTTATTATCGCCCCTTTAGTGCCCCAAAATGACCCCTTTTTGCCCCAAAATGACCCCTTTTTGACCCTAAATGACCCCTTTTTGACCCAAAAAAAACAAGTTTTGATAAAAAAAGCATACATTTGTAAACTTTGTAAAAAAAGTTTTAGTAAAAATTCTCATCTAAATAGACATACTAACCGAAATTGTAAAGTATATAAAGAAATAATGGTTTTGGAAGAACAAGAATTAATTAAAGATAATAAAAAAGATAAACAAATAGAGATATTACAGAAAACAGTTAATAAATTAATGGATAAAGTTGGAAATACAACTATTAATAATAATCAAGTTAATAACGTTCAACTTAATTGTTTTGGAAAAGAAAATCTAGAGATGATAACTGATGAAATAAAAACAGAATTAATTAAAGGACCTTTTAAAATGATGCCTAAACTTTTAGAATTAATTTATTTTAATAAGAACCATCCAGAAAATCATACTATGAAGTTGGTAAATAAAAATAAAGAATTAATGAAAATCCATAAGAAAAAAGGTTGGGAATTTGTAGATAAACAAGATACTATAGATTATTTATTGGAAGATAAAAATTATACTTTGGATAGTTATTATGATAATAATACAGTAATATTTTCCAAAATGATAAAAAAAACGTATAATAATTTTAGAAATCTATTTGATAATAGAGATAAAGAACTTTGGAAACAAATAAAAAGAGATGTAGATTTATTATTATGGAATAATATGTAATAACTTTATTTTATTCAATCTACTGAAAATTTCTGGTTAGATTACCTATAAAAATTTCTGGTTAGATTACCTATATAAATTTCTGGTTAGATTACCTATATAAATTTCTGGTTAGATTACCTATATAAATTTCTGGTTAGATTACCTATAAAAAATAAAATTGATTTTCATATAATAATAAATATAAACTGGACTACAAACAATACAAACAATCCAAACAACTCTCAAACAATACACAACGACTCTCAAACAATTCACAAACGACTCTCAAACAATTCACAAACAACTAAATTGTTAAAGAACTCACAAACAACTCTCAATACAAACCAAAATGGCATGTAGTCAAGCAACTATTGGTGGAAACTTGGATTTTATGTATCAAGAAAAACAAGAAACTCCCGCACAACAGAAGTCTTTTAAGTATAAAAACTATATTCATACAGCATCCTTCGTAGAATCATTTGATGCCGGTGGTGTTCGATGGGTTGGTTGTATGGAACCCGACAAAAGTCTTATAGATAATGTTCATAAAGAATTCAACTGTACCGAATGTAGAAATAGGGCTAAAACTCTTTTGGGATTGATTGGACCAAAAGGTCCTAATTTTTGTCAAATTATAGATGGAACCACCACAAAAAATCAGTTGAAATCGCGTATTCAGGTTAGGGAATTATATAATACGAATAAGTCTGGTTCTAATTGGACTTTGAAGGTTCTTTCTCCACCAGAGTCCAAAGAACCTATGAGTGATATGGACATCAGGCAATGTTATACCAATATCCCAAACGTTCGTAATTTTATTCACTACTATATCAATGGATACAAAAGCGATGAAGGAGTAGACCATGTTAAAATCCAATCGGCATTTGATAAGTATTCCTCATTAGTTTTCAATATGCTGGCGGGTTTCAACATTAATGATTGGGAAGCTATTGGTCGGTCTATCCCAAATTTCAAGTTGGTTATTTCAGAGGAAGGTTATGCCGAACAAAAATTAAGATATGGTATCTTATGGTTAGAATCAATCGTCGCACACATTTCTTATTATAAAAAACCCAACTTTAATTCTCTTACTGCACCAGAGAAAATGGATGTTATCGGTAGGTCAATCTCAACCGCTCACATTAGTAAAGGTAATGTGTTGACTAGTTATCATCAAACCAAAGACAATATTCTAGACCTTATGGGAAGTGCTAAAGACACCAAGGCACTTAAGACATTGTGTAATCATAGATTTTCACCATTAAACTACCAACAGAGAACTGCCGCCCCTTCAGATGGTGCGATCGGTATCTCTATTAAAACCCTAGGAGACTGGATTCCAAAGATTATGACTGTTTCTCAAATGGTGGAAAAGATTCCAGAAACCGTAAAGGTTGGTACAAAGGTGCCTTCTGGTGGTGGTGGTGCTATGTCAGTTATGACTGGTCTTATCGCTAATAAAAGTAAATTTGACTTTGAGTCGCGTTCTATTGGTGATACACAAATGCCCGATTCAATGGAACAACTTTATATTGATATTAAAAACGGAAAAATACAGGATCTAATGGTCGATGGCACTAATGGCACTACCTTGTATATTAGTGTTCTTGAAGGATTTAAACCAGAAAACCTTATTACCCAATCTGATTGGGGATGGTGTTTTCTTAATGGAGAATCCAAACGATTTACTGGAATGAAAAAGGTTAGTCATATTGTTAAGATTTTCAAGGGGACGTGGGAAAACTATATTATTATTCTCGAAGAATCAAGGCACACTCTCCCACTTATCACAACTCCAGTAGGATGGACTGAGATTTTATCGACTGATATCCGCAGAACCTGTGGAACTACATTCGCCGAATTATCCAGAAAGATGTCGGTCGAATACCCACCTTGTGTTCCTCTTGCTATTGGTCTCGGTACTAGTATTCAAGCAAATAACAAACTTTCCAACGATCTTAAGTTTACATCTGGTAAAAATGAATTCTCTATTAGTAAAGGTAAATGATATAATATAATGAATAGAATAGAATAATATAAAATATAAAAAATATATAAAATAAAAAAAAATAAAAAATATAAAAAATAAAAAAATATAAAAAATAAAAAAAAATAAAAAAAAATAAAAAAAATATAAAAATATAAAAAATATAAAAAAATTTTTAATTTAATTTATAAAATATGATTATTTATAAGATTTTAAGATATGATTATTTATATTAAATTAAATGTTGTTCTTGTTGTTCGAATGTAGATGGTTGAAGAGCTCTAGAACGAGGAGTTCCATTTCTAAGTTTTTCTATTTCTAAATCAATACTTTTTTGTTGTGCCATAAGTTTTGAAATTTGTTGTTCCCGCCAATTCCTAGTTTGTGTTTCTATAATATTGGCAAAATATAAACGTTCTTCTTCAGATTCATTATTTACCAATTGAATAGTAAACTTAACACTAGCTACTTCATTGAATGTAGCATCTACTGTCGTTGAGTTAACATTTTGTTGAAATCCAGATGTTCCCAGATTCGTGCCACCTTTAGAAGCACCGCATCTGGTAGCACCGCCTCTGGTAGCACCGCCTCTGGTAGCGCCACCACGATATTGTATAAGATCTTCTTCTGGTTCTACAAATTTTTTGTGCCTAATCATCTTATGAATAGTAAATGTCCCTTGAAAAATATTAGACAATTTGTTGGATGCGTCAGCAATTCCAGCTTCAACTTCTTCGGTTGGTGGAGCAATAAAGAAGAATTGTTCTCCTTCTACCCCCGTTTCATATCCATTTACTTGAGTATAACCATAATCGTTACTTAGAGGGATATAAAAGTTAGTACTACCCCTGGTATTTTTTACTTTTACTTCGCGACCATCTTTTGCTTTAATTATACCAAATTTATAATAAATATCTTCCTGGTTAAAACTTGGCGCACACTTTGTAACAAATTGCCACCTTTGATGAGTTGGAACTTTCGCAATTAGAACATTATGTTCCTTTGCAGAAATATCACTATCATCAGTCCCCAATGTTACAGGAGTCCAATGTTTATTATATTTATCTATAAGATTAACATTTAGTTCAATCGCTCCCCGAATACTATCTCCATCATCAGCATATTCAAATGGAAGAGAAATACACCTTCTTTCACCAAACAAATTGTTATCTTTTTTAGTAATATCACAAATGAGAACATTTAAAAGATTTGGATATTCGGCATCAGTTACTTGCCACACTTCACCATATTTAAAAGCATTTTCTCCACAATGTTGGCAGAAAGTTAAATCATATGGATCGTGTCTACTACCATCCTTATTATAAACTCCATACCATTTAATATTTCCATTGCGCCTATTTGGACCGATACACGCCCTTAGAGATTCATCACTAGACCGTGTGAATGGTGTAAAGACAGAAGTATCGGCACCATCTCCAAAGAAGTTGCTTGTAGTTTTAGACATTTTTGATTTATGTAATTGTTTGAGAGTTGTTTTTGGATTGTTTATTAGTTGTTTATTAAGTTGTTTTTGAATTGTTTATTAGTTGTTTATTAGTTGTTTTTGAATTGTTTGAGAGTTGTTTGTTAGTTGTTTGTATTATTTGTAGTCCAGTTTATATTTATTATTATATGAAAATCAATTTTATTATTTATAGGTCATCTAACAAGAAATTTTCAGTAGATTGAATAAAATAAAGTTATTACATATTATTCCACAACAATAAATCTACATCTCTTTTTATTTGTTTCCAAAGTTCTTTATCTCTATTATCAAATAGATTTCTAAATGCCTATTAATCTAAATGTCTATTAATCTAAATGTCTATTAATCTAAATGTCTATACACGTTTTAAATAACTTTGCCGTTACCAAATACATATTCGCAGATGATGAAGGTCTCCTATCCTCGAAATAACCTTTTTTATCTCTTTCTGTATTCCTTGGAATTCTTATAGAACAACCTCTATCGGCAACCCCATAACTAAATGTATTGATATCAGAAGTTTCATGTAATCCAGTAAGTCTTTCGCAATTATCATCCCCATATACATTAATATGTTCTAAATGTTTTTTCCTTAATTTATTTATAGCATCCATAATATGTTCCAACCCTCCTTCTTCTCTCATTTGGTTTGTCGAGAAATTAACGTGGCACCCACTACCATTCCAATCACCGGAAACGGGTTTGGCACCCCATTCTATTATATAACCATAATCCTCTCCTAACTTACTTAATAAATATTTTAGCATCATACTATCATCTGCCGCATCAATTCCATAATTACAAACCTGGATTTCCATCTGTCCTGGACATACCTCTAAATTAGATCCAGTAACTTGTATACCGGTTTTAACTGCCAAACTTAATGCCTCGTTCAAGAATTTTTTACCATATACATTTCCTTCGCCAATAGAGCAATAATATTGTCCTTGTGGTTTTGGATATCCAATAATAGGGAAACCTAGTGGTTTATTGGTTTTACCATCAAGTAAAAAGAATTCATGCTCTATTCCAAACATTGGTTCATAATCGGCACCGTGAGTTTTAAATAATTCCGCCGATATACTTCGTGTATTGGTGGAATGTGCCGTCATATTTGGAAGTAATGTTTCACATAAAACATAATATGAACCTTCAAAACCATCAACTTCGCTAGTATTTTTATAAATTTTACATGGTTTTAATAATACTTCGGAATTATCTCCAGTAGCTTGTCCAGTACTGGAACCATCAAAATCCCACATAGGAATATCACTTATTGTAAAGTCTTCGTGTTTTTTATTTAACACATCTTTAAAATATTTTAAATTTTTAGTTACTTTTACTTTTGAACGTAGTTCTTTAGAACCACCTACCCAAATATATTCTAGTCTTGTAGCCATTTTTATAGTATATAGTATTTTAAACTTTAAACTTTAAACTTTAAACTTTTTAAAAAAAAGTTTTATCAAAAAAAGTTATAGTTTATTTAAACTTTTAAAAAAAATGTTATAGTTTATATTTAAACTTTTAAAAAAAATGTTATAGTTTATATTTAAACTTTTTAAAAAAATGTTATAGTTTATATTTAAACTTTTTTAAAAAAATGTTATAGTTTATATTTAAACTTTTAAAAAAAATGTTATAGTTTATATTTAAACTTTTTAAAAAAATGTTATAGTTTATATTTAAACTTTTAAAAAAAATGTTATAGTTTATGGGGGTGTGATTGTTTTGGTATTAATTAATAATTTAATAAAAATAATTTAAAAATAATTTTTTATAATTTAATTAATATTATAATGGATTGGGATAGTGTAAATAATAAAACACCTCTTTTTAGTTTAGATGGTAGTTTTTTACAATGTAAAGTAGTAAATGTTTATGATGGAGATACTTGTAAAGTGGTTTTTCCATTTTCTGAAAAAATGTATAGGTGGAATATAAGATTAACTGGATATGACACTCCAGAAATGAGACCACCAAAAAATCAAGAAAATAGAGAACTTGAAAAACAACTCGCATATAAAGCAAGAGATTTTTTAACATCCAAAGTTATGAATACTAACCAACTTGTTTATATAAAATGTGGGGAATTTGATAAATATGGAAGATTATTGGGTACTTTATTTATAAATAAAGAAGATGAAAAATCTATTAATCAATTAATGATAGATGAAGGATATGGTTATGAATATGACGGAGGCACTAAAAAAAAGTTTATAAGTTTATAGTTTATAGTTTATAAGTTTATAGTTTATAAGTTTATAGTTTATAGTAAAATTGATTTATTTTTTTACACCTTACAAATAAAAAGACAATAAAAGACAAATAAAAAGACAAATAAAAGAAACTATACACACCTATACTTATAAAATGGCTACTTATACTCATTTTGGATATGTTAAATTTGATACCAGAGAGGAATCTGGATTTGTAATTGGTCCTAGGGGGAGATATATCAAAGATATACAAACAAAATTTGGAGTTAAAGTTTGTGTTACCAAACACCCATACGATCAATTTAAGATTAGCGCCAAAGATGCCGAAACGCTTTCAAAAGTTGTAGAAATAATTGAACGTACTATAACAGCTGTTAAAAAAAGTAAGTTAGAAGATAAACAAAAAGAAATTGACAAAATTGCCGAAAGTAAACATATTACCAAGTTGGTAGAAACTGAAGGATATTGTACCTACCATAAAGGTTACGGATGTAAGTGTAGTAGAGATAGTGATGGAAGAGTGAAGCACGGGAGCTATCCATTTAAAAAATGGTGTAAACAACATGATTCAATAAGATGCGATTGTCCAAGATTACCTTCTGGAGAAATGGTTACGAAATCTATAATGTATGGTAGATATGGACTAGACCCATTAAAGTTTTGTGCTAGACACCAATGTTGGTATTGTGCGTGTAAAAGAGATGTGGATGGAACCGTAATGTCTAGTTTAGATGGATATCCTATTGAAAAATATTGCGCGGTGCACGACTCTATTCGATGTGGTTGTATTAAATAAACTTAGTCTATTATAAAATATTTATTAAACTTAAATGAGTAAGAAAATAAAAAAAATGAATTTTATAAGACTACCTAAAAAAGAATTAAAATTAAATTATTATAAGATGAGTAATTCTAGATGCCAATTAAAAGATAATTTAGAAAAAATAAAATATTCTAAAAAAATTTTAGAATCTTTTTTTTCTATTCCAAGAGAACTTTTTATAGAAGATATAAACCAAGAAAAAGTGTATAAAAATGTATCTATTAAATCTAGAAACAAAATACATAATAAACCTAGTTTTATTTGCGAAATGATAAAACAGTTAGATGTAAAACCATATCATAATGTATTAGAAATGGGAACAGACACTGGATTTACAGTATCAATAATTTCACAGATGGTAAAAAAAATAACTATCATAGAAAAGAATAAACCTTTAATTTTGGAAGCAAAAAAGATAATAGATATTTTAAAGGGTAGGCAAATATTAAGAAATAATATAGTTTTAATTCACGGTGATAGTAATAGAGGATATAATATTAACGCTCCATATGATAGAATTATTTTGGCGTTAAAAGATAATAGTAAAGTGTATAATAGTAAAACATATAGTAAAACATATAGTAAAACGTATAATAGTAAAACATATAATATTAAATTACCTATAGATATTGGAGGTCAATTAAAAGAAGGTGGTATTATTATAGCATATAGTATTTCACAAAAAAAAGAAATTATTCATAAATTTATTAAAACCAATGGGACACTAATTAATATTTCTTTAGGCACTAAAAAAGGACACTATAGCACTAAAAAAAGCACTAAAAAAGGAACCAATATAAATTTAAAAACTATAAAAAAAGATTATACTGGAATGGTGAATGGTAGAAATTTAAATGAATTATTATCGCATTATCAGATAGGAATAACAAAGTGTAATTTATTTAATAGTATGAAGGGAACAATTACACCTCCTACATTTAATTCCTTTATAAATATTCCACGAGAATTGTTTATGCCTTTTCAATATATAGAAAATACTTATATTGATAGACCACACCCTATGGCATATAACCAAACTATTTCGCAACCAAGTTTAGTTTGTAAAATGATAGATTATTTAGATTTAAAACCTACAGATAAAGTTTTAGAAATCGGCACAGGATATGGTTATAATTCGGCAATTTTAAGTAGAATATGTAAAACGGTGGTTACTATGGATATAGTTATAGGTCTGGTTGAAGGTGCCAGAGAAGTTTATAACTTTTTAATTAAGAAAGGAATATTACGAAATAATATTATAGTTTTATATGGCGACGGTTATAAAGGATATACTCTAGAACAGCCATATAATAAAATAATCGTGACTTGTGGTGCGGAAAAAGAAGTTCCTACCGAATTATTAAAACAACTATCGCCAAATGGAGGAATATGTGTAATACCTATAAAGAATAGAGCGGCACTAGGTAGAGAAGATATTTATAGGTATACTAAAATTGGCGAAAATATAAAAGAAGAAAAATTAATAGGTGTTAGATTTGTTCCATTTAAAAAAAGTAGTATAAAAACTAAAATAATAATATAAAATTGATTTATTTAATATTAATTAACTTTAATAAATTATGGAAATTTCAAACCAAGATAAAAAACTTATGATTTCTACCCTGGGAACATTACGCTTTAATAGTTATAATGATTTAGTTCAAAATATAAAAAATGCGCAAAAAGAATTATTACCAGAACTATTTAATCTTATGGTTAATGGAGATACACAAATGTATAATGGAGATACAAAAATGTATAATGGAGATACACAAATGTATAATGGAGAAAACCAAATAATAGAAAATAAAGATAAATATAATAAAATTAAATTATTAGATGGAAGATGGTCATTAAAAACTATAATATTTTATCATTATAATAGAGTAAAAAATATAACAGAAGAACAATTTAATGAAATTAATCAATATCTTGGTTAGTTTTTATTTGAACTCTACTTCACCAATACTTTCTACTTTGGCATATACAAAACCTTCTTCACCCTTTACACCTTCAATTATCAAGTCTTCCATATTCCATCCTAATATATAAATTTCTAACTGATCTGTTAATAATTCTTTTAAGTCTTCTATTTTTAAATTATATTTACATTTTTTTAAAATTAATTTTATATCTAAATTGTCTTTAACATTTACTGTTATATTTCCCTTATCTACTATAAAACCATCAGCTTTTTCATGTATAAATACATCTTTTGGACTCATATAATCTTCAGAATTAAATAAATTAATTAACTTATTTTTTAATACCACTTTATCAAAATCTTCTATTACAGAAACATATTCGTCACCTCTTAATTTGAATACATCTTTAACTTTAAAAGATAAATGAACGTCAATAAAAGTATTAACAGCACCAACTCCTTTATGTGTTTTTTTAGACTTATCGCGTAACCAATCCTGTGCTATCAATTTCATATCATCGCTATAATAATTTTCTAACATACTTCTTAATGATTTCACGCTATTTTTATCATTCGCTTCTTTCATTCCAGACGATCTTGTAGTAATTTTTTCCCACGCTCTTATAAATGAGTTTAATTGTCGTATCATTTCATCCTTCTTCATTTTATTAAATGATTTGGGTTTAGGTTTCCACATTCCTTTATAATTTGTAATTGGTTTATTTTGTTTAATTGGTTTATTTTGTTTAAGACTTCGTTTAGAACTTTTACTTTTAGACCTTTTCCTTTTAGATTTTCCTTTAACTCCTTTTAAACTACAAGTAGTATTTATTTTCCCTTGCGTTTCTTCTTTTAATTCTTGTAATTCGTGGGTTTCGCTATTATTTTCATCTATTTGTTCCGTTAATCTAATAAATTTTGTATGATTTTTTAATTGTTCCCCCAAATCTTTAATAAGTGTTTTAGAACCTTTTTTCCCACCACCTTTATGACCTATTCTTAAGGTATACGATTCTACTACACATTGAACGAAATCTTGATAAATATCTTCCCCAATGGAATTAGAATTACTGTTATCTTTCATAATAAATGATTTTATAGGACTTCTACCATTAAAAGGTGGTTCTATACCTCCATTTAGTTTTTTAACTATTTGTCTAAATTCCCAAGAACAATAGTTATTAGGTAATTTTGTCAATTCATCTAAAGTAAGCCATAATACTTCCGCTATTTCATGTTTAAATTCCAATGGTGTTTTATTACCAGCAATAACGTGATTATTTACTTCAAAATATTTAGTTTTATATGCTTCTATAAATTTTTTAGGATTTATTTTACTGGGTGGTAAAACAATTCCAGTTTCTTGCTGTAATTCTCTTATGGCACTTATATAGCCATTTCCTCCATTACTCGCCTCTATACCGCCTTTAGGAAATCCAAATTTATATTTAAAAATTTCATCCATTTCATATAGTTTGGGATGTGGAGGAAATCGTAATTTTCTATTTAAACTTCCCGAATTTTCTAAATCTTTTTTTTTTCCATGAATAAATAATTTTAATCCTTCTTCTATATCATTATTTGAAATTCTTAATTCATTACAAAAATTAATATCTGATATTTGCGGATAGAATCTTTGAACTACTACACAATATTTATTATTGGTAGATTTAAGTAAAACACCACGTTTTGTTGCCATTTTATAATATAATAATATATAAAATGGTAAAAAATTGTATAAAATGGTAATAATTGTATAAAATGGTAAAAAATTGTATAAAATGGTAATAATTGTATAAAATGGTAATAATTGTATAAAATGGTAATAATTCTATAAAATGGTAATAATTGTATAAAATGGTAATAATTGTATAAAATGGTAATAATTGTATAAAATGGTAATAATTGTATAAAATGGTAATAATTGTATAAAATTAAATAATACTATATAAAATTAAATAATACTATATAAAATGGTAATAATTGTATAAAATGGTAATAATTTATTTTTTTCTTTGAGATTGTCTATTTTTTCTTTTAGGTGATGTTCTTTTATGTGATGTTCTTTTAGGTGATGTTCTTTTATGTGATTTTTTTTTATGTGATTTTTTTTTAGGTGATTGTCTTTTAGGTGATGCTCTTTTATGTGATTGTCTTTTATGTGATGTTCTTTTAGGTGATGTTCTTTTAGGTGATGTTCTACTTTTTCTTTTTTTTGTTCCACCACCAAGTGTTTTAGTTTTTTTGTATTCTATGAGGGATTTATTGGTGGTAGGATCAAATTTAAGTGTTTTGATTCTAGGTTGTGTAACCCAAGTTTGCTCTCCGGAAGGCGAGGATTGGTTGTTCCAAACGGAATGTATCTCTTTTTGTATTTTTTTGTTATCTTTATTAATTACTTTGAACTGTCTGTTGGCGATGCTTTTGACTCCTGCCAAATTGCTACTGTTTTTAATAAGTTGTTGGTTGCGAGTGTCTAAAATTGAATAAACAAGTGCATGGTCAGATAACCAAGAATTTTCAGGTTCTTTCCTATTCCAATACGGATGTAAAATGTTTGTTTCTTTCGTCCTTCCGGCATCTTCTTTTAATGGGTCTAATTGGTATTGGTATGAATTGTTTGATCCAGACATTCCAACAAAATCCGTATTATATGCCCGCTTGTCTCCCTTACCTTCCCATAATTGGTCATTTCCCAAAGTAGTAGTGAATCTTTCTTTTAAACAAACACCAACGTTATCTGGTGAAGTTAATCCAAATTCTGTTTGAAAATTTTTCCATATTAATATGTCTTCTGGGCGAACACCTCCTTCTCTTTCTCCCGTTTTTTTGGGTTGTTCTTCCGCAACATTATTGGGTTGTTCTTCCGCATCATAGGGATTACCATTAAATCCTGGAACATAATATTTAGTTTCAGTTCTGTTTAATTCTTTATCTTGAAAAAAAGGAAAATTAAAATCACCCGCTATAATAATTTCGTGGTATTTGTAAGTGGTTCGTATTGCTTTAACAAGTGCTGATAAAGCTTTTAATTCTTGTGTTTTAACGCCAATACTTTTAATATCAGTAGTTGAATCCAAATGAACACTTATTAAAATTTTAGTTTTTCCAATTAAATGAACATCTACATTTTCCTTTCTGTTAATCCATGCTTTACCAGGTTTTTTTGCTTTTCTTAGTGCTTCTGCTGCTATTGCTGCTTCTGCTGTTGCTGCTGAATGCTGATACATTGCTGCTTTTACTGTTTTTAGTTCGTTCTCTAGTGCTTCATATTCCTTAGCAGCTACTTGCCATTTAGCTTCCTTTACATTTTTAATCGCTTCAAATATCTCATTACTGGTTGATAATTTATTGTATTCTTCTGTTGCTGTATCTTCTGCATCTGCTTCTGTTTCTGGTGCTTCTGTGGCTGTTGCTGTACCTTCTACATCTGCTTCTGTGGCTGATTCCGCTTTTTTTTTTAATTTTTGTTTAATTATGACGTTTGTTTCTTTTAATTTTGCTTGCAGTTTTTGTATATTATCGTCATATTCATTCAAATTTATAATTTCCTCACTTTCTTTACAAAAAATTGACCGACAAAAATTATCACCCGCCGAGAATGTATGTCGTTCAGTATCTTTTCCAGTCTTTCGTAGTGTAATTGTGTCATCTTTGTAATTTAACACTCCTACCCTTAACTCTTTTATACCGGGAAGCTCATTTGATTTAATTTCATAATCAAACTCGGGACATACTAAAATACCACCTTCACCACCTTCAAAAAAATTTTTTATTTGATCTATTATAAATGCTCTCTTTTGATCATAAAATTTGTTTTTAAAATCGGGTTTCATACACTCATTTAGAGGTATTTCTCCTTCATTATCTACATCACCTACATCACCTAATTTAAATCCACCATATAAACCCATACCCTTTCCTGTCTTTACATTCCCATCTTTTCCTTCAATTTTAAACGGAAATCCCATAGAAAACTCTTTTAAAAAATCTGCTAATGTTTGTATCTTTTTATTTTCTAAACAAGCACTAACAAATTTAATCACTGTTGTTTTATTTATCAAACTTTCTAATTTTGTATATGCGTCTATAACTTCTTTTGTTATTGGTAATTTTGCTGCTGCTTCTGCTTCTGCTTCTGCTTTTGCTGCTTCTGCTTCTGCTTCCATATGTTCCACCACCTTTGCTGCATTTTCTTCTACTGCTGCTTTTGCTGCTTTTGCTGCGGCTGTTTTTAAATTGTTAAAAAAATCAGTGATTATTTTTTTATTATAACCATTTAATGATATTTCTTTATTGTTTGTATATATTTTCATCCAGCCTTCCGCGGGCACCTCTTGTAAGGCCTCCTCAACGGGCACTAAACTTATCTCTTGAAATAATTTAAATATATTTTCTGTATCTTGGGGCGACAAACCTTCATAGATATCCGAACACGTAGACATTCCTCCAGCCAAAACATTAAAAACTCCAACTTTCGTTTTACTCATTTTTATATAATATAAATATAAAATAATTTTGGATAAATCATTAATTTATAAATTAAATAATTGTATAAAATGGTAAAAAATTGTATAAAATGGAAATAATTCTATAAAATGGTAATAATTCTATAAAATGGAAATAATTCTATAAAATGGTAAAAAATTGTATAAAATGGAAATAAATATTCCTATATAAATTAAATAAATATTCCTATATAAATTAAATTGTATATAAAATTTAAATTATTTTTTTGCCAAATATTCTTTTTTTTTCTTTATTAATTCTTGAATTTGTTTCATAGTTAAAGTAATTGGGTCATAACTTTTTGGAATGTTATAATTTTTACCATTAAATTGGAAGTAAGGACCGAATTTACCAGTTTTAATACTAACTTCTCCAATTTTTCTTAATTCCCCTGATTTTTTATCAGTTCCATCTTCTTTAGGTTCTGGATTTTCTAATTTATCTTTTAAAAATTCGGTTGCTTTTTTTAAATCCAATTCTTCTTCTATAGAAAAGTTTTTACTATCATATTTTAGATATAATCCATATTGTCCTTTATTTAAAGTAATTTCTTTCTTATTATATTTTCCTAATTTTTTAGGAAATTGTAGAAGTTCTAATGCTTGTTCTAATGTAACTTCTTCAATTTTAATATCTTTTAATGGACAGAATTTATTATTAGAACCAGTATCTTTAAGTTGAACGAGGGGTCCAAATTTTCCAATATAAGTTAATACTTCCAAACCAGTATCTGGACAATTACCTAGAATTCTCATATATTTATCTTTTTCTTTTGTATTAGAAATTGTATTTTCTGGAAGTTTAGGTTTAATCATATCGTAAATTTCTTGTACGATTCCGTTCCAAAGTTTTTCTCCTTTGGCAATAAGGTCTAATTCTTCTTCAACGTATGCCGTAAATTTATAATCAATTATTTCTGCGAAGTTCTCTAATAGAAATTTATTAACAATTTCTCCAATAGATGTCGGAAATAATTTATTCTTATCCCCACCGATTTTTTGTTTCTCCTCTTTTTCAATAATTTCATCTTTCTCTAATTTAATATTTTCTAACAAAACTTCCCTTCCTTCAATACTTTTTTTCTCTATATAATTCCTATCTTGAACTGTAGTTACCATACTAGAATATGTACTTGGTCTCCCAATACCAAGTTCATCCAATTTTTTAATAAGACTTGCTTCTGTAAATCTTGCTTGTGGAGGTTTTGAATATTTTTGATTAGATAAAATGGTTTTATAGGAACAATCTAATCCCTTCTTTATTTGTTCTAAAATCTTTTTACCATCTTTTTCCAATTGTTCTATATGGTCTTCTGTATCTTTATCCGTATCCATATCTGTATCTGTATCCATATCTGTATCTGTATCTTTATCCATATCCTTATCCTTATCCTTATCCATTTCCTTTTTGTAAATACTGGTGACTTTAAGAAATCCTTCAAATATAATAAATTCTTTTTTACTAACAAAATTATTTTTATGGATAATATCTTCGTCGTCTTTAAAACCTATTTTAATATTAGTGATTTCTACTTTAGCGGGTTTCATTTGACTCATAACAGTTCGCTGCCAAATTAATTTGTATAGTCTATTTTCTCTATAAGTAATATTTTCTCTATAAGTAATATTTTCCAAATCTATTAAAGAGTGTTTTGAAAATTTACAAGGTCTACACGCTTCGTGTGCTTCCTGACTATTATTATCTTTACTTTTATATTTGGTTTCTTCAAAATAATCTTCTCCAAATTCTTTTACTACTTTTTTCTTAATATCTTCTAAGGCATCTTCCGATAGTTGTAAAGAGTCTGTTCTCATATAGGTAATATGACCACCTTCATATAGTTTTTGTGCGATAGACATAGTTTCTTTTGGGGACATCCCTAATTTACAACTGGCTTCTTGTTGCAGAGTGGAAGTAATGAAAGGTGGCGAAGGTTTTCTAGTAGTATTTTTATTTTTAATATCATGAATAAAGAACTTATTTAATTTCCAAAGTTTAAATAATTTATCTAATGATGTTTTCTTATCAATATCTTTACTATAGACTGCTTCCAATGTAATATTTTTATTTTTAGAAATAGGTAATTCGAATGTTCCAATTGTCTTATAAAATGGTGTTTCTTCAAATTCTTTAATACTATTTTCCCTTTCGATAATTAATTTAACTACTACACTTTGAACCCTTCCAGCAGATAATGATTTCTTTTCTTTATAACTACTCTGGATTTCTTTCCAAAGGATAGGAGAAATTAGATAACCGATTACTCTATCAAGAATCCTTCGTGCCTGTTGCGAATAGAACATATTAATATCGAGAGTTGTTGGATTTTTGACTGCCTTTAGAATCGCTTTTTTAGTGATTTCTTTAAAAATAATTCTTTTAGTTTTACTAGTTGGCACTTTAAGGACATTTTGAACGTGCCAACCAATAGATTCACCTTCTCTATCAAAGTCACTGGCTAACCATAACTTATCACAGTTTTTCATTTGACTTTTTAATTCTCTTACCACCTTTTCCTTCCCACTAGACACAATATAATTGGGGGTGAAACCATTTTCTAAATCAACTGAAATATTTTTAGGATCTAAATCGCGAATATGACCAAAACTCGCCATAACAATAAACTGGTCTCCTAAAAAACTTTGAATTTTCTTAATTTTCGCTGGGGATTCACAAATCACTAAATTCTTTTTTTTTGATTTTTTCATAAGGAAATCATCAGGTAATGGTGGCGAAGGTGTATTATACATTTTTATTTTTATTTATTTAAAGTTTAGAATCAATTTTATTTATTAATATTTATTTATTTATAAGTTTAGAATAAAATTTTATTTTATTGGTTTTTATTTAATGATATACAATAACACCATTAAATCCTTTATTATAAATGTTAAAGAACGTAAAAATAGAAGAATCGCCTGTGAAAAAATGTTAAAACGAAAGAATTTAATTAGTAATTTTTATATTCAACCATTACATTCTAATTCCATAGAGGGAAATAAAATAAGTCATATTTCATTAATTAAAAAATGTAAAGACGAAGGGATGGAATCCGTATTAATACTCGAAGATGATTTTAAAATAATAGGAAGTCTTAAAGATTTACCACCACTACCAGAAAAATGGGATATACTTTATTTGGGAGGAGAAGTTATTAGAAAATTAGAACCTATTAAAAATGGGTGGGTTAGATGTATCAATAAAAGACACCATGCTTATATAGTGAATCTTAAAAATGTGGAACTTATTAAAGAAATGGAAAAATGTTTAGATAAAAAGAGTAGAAAATATTGTGATTGGATGACTGAAAAGGTTCAACCAAGATTTAGAACATATATGCTAAATCCTATGAAAATAATTCAATATGAAGGGCAAAGTGATATAACTAAAAAATATGAGATTTATAATGATATGGAAGATAGTATCAATGGGTTTTTTATCCCACAACATAGTTTAAAGAATGATATGTTTAATTTAAAACTTCCTGAAATGAATGATAGCGAATTACCAAAAATTTCCGTTATTACTATAGTTAATCAATCTAGAGAAATTTTTAGTTTGTCTTTAAGAAATTTTAATGAATCTTTTTATCCAAAAGAAAAAGTGGAATGGGTCGTAGTTGAATATATAAAGAATGACTCGTGTATAAAGAATGACTCGTGTATAAAGAATGACTCGTGTATAAAGAATGACTCGTGTATAAAGAATGACTCGTGTATAAAGAATGACTCGT